ACCGGTGGCGAGCGGGGTTTTTCGCCATTTTGTGGGTCCCACATAAAGAAAGTAAGAGAAATTGGGCCTTTGGTGATGCAATTGGGCCTCTAATGTATGGGCTTGGAGTAATTGGACTTTGTATATTGGGCCTAATTAGAATAAATATATTGGGCTAGAATAATATGAAATTTATTTAATTCATATAATTGAATACGTATGCATACGTATTCATACACTGGAGTTTATAAATACATCGTATTCATCCCCTACATCTATATCCTCGACTGGTGCTTCTTCCATCATGAGGATATCTATAACTTGTACCATATCTTCTTGCTTGAATTCCCCAATTGTAGACTCTTTGTCCATTATTTTGAGACAGTGTTTGATGCCTTCTTCTAAGCTGTTGAAATCGATTGGTGGGATGATCCCCTGGTGCCTGTATGGTATCATGAACTTCTTCTTGGCTAATGCTGGTGACTTTGTTGATGCTAGTTCAATCTGAACAAGGAATGAAGTATCTTCCTGCAACTTGACATCTATGAGGAATTCCAAACCCTTCATGTTGTTGTATTTGATTGTCATGCTTACTTGATGTGGATTATACCTGTTTCTTGCCTTCTTAAATAATGTTAGGAACTGTGATATATGGACTTGAATGATTTACGTGGATGATTGTTATTCATATATCTGGTAGTGGAGAAATTCATGTTGGATAGTGACAGTACTATCAAAGATGATTACTTTTAGTTAATGACATAATAAGCTAGACAATTATGTGTAAATATAATTGGATAGAATGATAAGAAAGAAAAATAAAAAAGAAAGAAAATAAAACATAAAAAGGAAGATAATAAACATAAACCAAACAAACATATATTAAGGAAAAAAGGGAGCGCAGCGAAAAAAAAAAAATTTGAAACAATCAAAATCAACAAAACAGAAAGAGAATCATAAAAAATAAAAAAAAATTATAAAAAAAAATAAATAAATCAGTAAAAACGTCACAACGGTTTTACTGCGCTGTAAAAACAAGTTACTTCTTACACGGAGGTTATTTTCTTGGACCCTAAAGGTAAATGAGGACCCGATACATCGGTGCCTCTATTAGGTTCTGGATTTTCAATTTCCCAAAATACCCTTATTCCTGTCTCTAAAGAGCGCGTGGTATTGCGCTGAAAAAGTTAAGTTTCTCTCTCCAAAACCTCACCGGACCTCCGATTGAGGGCCTTCCGGTCATCAATTTGCGACACGCGCGGCGGTGTGTACCCCTGGGAGGGTAGGTACCGGTACCACTACGCTACGCAGCAGCCTTAGCTACGCCGGAGCTTAGCTCGCCACCGTTCTAATATT